GTCGTAATCGTGCACCTCGCCGTTGAAAACCGTAACGTAACCTTCATCTATCCATCGCAGCAGCATGTCTTCACGCTTCTTATGGCGATTTTCCAACGCCTTTTTGGTAAGCCAAAAGCGTGGTCGCACCATAACCTTGTCTTCTGTGTAGTGCACAACGACCCACGCGGTAAAGTCCATGGTCTCAGCGAGGTCAAACCCGCCAATTGCCTTAGCACCGCGAGCTTCTTCATCGGTAAATCCACCAGTTACCTTCTCACTGTCGTCCCAGACATTGATGTCCAGCCAGAGGTTCTGCGAGGTACCCCACTGATTCAACCGGAAAATCTTGAAGTGAGCGACAGCCGACAGGTCACCCTTGTTAATGGCCTCAACCATCTCGTCGCGGATCATGTCAATATTGAGGAAGTCACCCAAACCCGGATTAGCTTCCGGCCACTGCGACTCATCTTTCCAGTCCGACTTCTCGTCTGTGTAAGCCATAAAGACAAAGCGCTTAGGGTCCTCGTTCGGGTTTGTTCCTACTTTGAGACTGAACTCATGCTCACCGAACGCAAATGACTCACGATTGGGTCCGGCGGTGGTGGCCGCGATCAGCAACGGTTGCGGTCGGATACCAAAGCCTTGACGCAAATAGTTCCACAGCTCGTTATTCGGCTGGGCCAGCACCTCATCAAAGAGGATAGCGTGCGGGTTAGCACCCAGGTTGCCGGCGGCATCTGCTGCCACGACTCGGTAGAATGAACGAGTAGGAACGTAAACAATCCGCTTGCGCGAGTCAACAATCTCCAGCTCGCCCCTGTCTCGCATCTTAGAAAGCATCGGCGAGAGATAGATCATGTCTCTCGCGACGTCGAACACCTGCGCGGCCTGGTCCTTATCAGACGCAGCGCCGTAAATCTCGGCACCCCATTCCCCGTCAAAGATGAGCAGGTAAAGTCCGAGCGCAGCCATAAGTTCTGACTTGCCATTCTTACGAGCCATCTCCAACCAGGCCATGGTGTACCGACGAACCCAGGCTTTGTGCATAGCAGACCACTGTTGGGCACCGAACAGGGGAGTCATAATTCCTGTGAACTCCCACTGTCCGTCAACCTTTTCAGCAGAACCTTTCTGCCAATCACCTAGGATGAACGGCTTACCCTTATAGCTAGACTTGGTGTGAACACAGGCATGTTCTACGAACCAAATTGCTCGGTCAGCCTTTTTACGGCTAAACTTCGCGCCATCAGGGAGCCGAGTAGTGTGTACGAGTGGCACCATCGCCCCCTAACTTCGCTTAGCGCCTCTCAATCTTCCTAAGGTTGTCGGAACAGCGCTTACGTGCCGGCAAGCACCGCTCGTGCATTTCTACCTCGGGAGACTTCAAATCACGCTTACAAATTGGACAAACTTCCATCACTTCTTACCGCCGCCCTTGTTCTCCTCCTTGGTGTTTGCACCATGACCTGGACCGCCCGGAGGCGGAGCCACAAAGCCACCCGGCTTAGGTGCCCTAGCACCGCCCGGCTTGGGCGCACCACTTCTGCCCTTTGCCATATCTTCCTCCTTACTTGATGTTCGGCTTTCGGCCGCCATCGAGAATGGCAGTAGCACCGAGCAGAGCACCGGTAGTAGAGCCAGTAGAGATCACACGGATCTTTACGTAACGCTTAGCGCCCTTATAACCGATTTCCTTAGTGGCATCATCATCCGTTGAAATGAACACGCAGGTGCCCATCTCAGAGCTAGTCGCCGAAGAATCAGTGTAGGTCGAGTTATCATCGGACTCGCGGATAGAAAACGTCCACGTGCCGTCAGTTACAAGACCAGAGTGCACGGCATATGTTACGCCCGCATTCGAACTTCCACGGTCAATAGCGTCACCGTCAACAGTCGCGTTCGCAGTTCGCAGCACAGTAATCAGACCTCGCCGCGCTTCGGTGTAGTTATACCTAGGCATCTCTGCCTCCTTTCATTTACTCGGTGCCCTCACGAAGAGCTTCCTTAAACGCTTCCTTCAACTGCTCGACCGTGAGATCGCTGTCCGCCGGTAGTTTCGCAACAATCTGAGTCGCGAGAGTAGCCGCGTCAACATTCACCGTCACGCTGGGCGACTGCCCGGGAAATGGTGCGGGGAAACCAAGCGCAGTGACATCCGGCACCATAAACGGCCCAGGAACTCCAGCGGCGTTCCAAGCACCAACCATTTCTTGGTACACAATATTCTGGTACAGAACGCCTTCAGCGCCCAGCCACACAATGACAATCGAACGGGCATCCTGAGCAAGATAAGCTCCTGCCATATCGTCATCCTCCTTCGGTAGAATTTTGTTACCGGTCTTCCCGGTCAAGGCGCGGTAAACATTAGGATCTCGGATGGCCGACTTAGACAGATTTCCTCCGCCGACACCAGCCAACGGGGACACGTCATACTGCATAGCGGAAAGCACAGACCAGCCACCATAGCCGGCATTCCAGTGACTAGACTGATCCCCGGGATAACTACCTACATATCCAACATTCGGAGCCGCAGTAACATAAGGAGTAAGATCCGAGACGTTATATCCCCTCGGCTGCCACCACCAATCGCCGGTGTAAACCATTACAGGTCGCCCAAGCCAGTTCTGCATATGAACGATGAAATCTCGGATAGTTTGTTGACTAGCATCAGCTTCCGTATCACACTCGATGATCATTCCATCTGGTCCACCCATGGCCGATATGCGCTGCTGCATCAGTTGTGCCTGAGCAACACCGCTTCCTGCCCGAAGAAAATGAAATGCGATGATGTCTAATCCCGCAGCTCGCGCTTGCTGAGCATACTTAGGTGCATCTTGGAAAACGTAAGTCGTACCCTCGGAAGTTTTGATGTTCACCATGCTCACACCCTTCGAGGGTAGAGCTGCAACATTAATACCCGCCTGGTACGACGCGATATCAACAAAATGCTTTGTACCAGTCCAATTTGAAACCGGCACTGGAGAAGGCGTAGGTACCGCTCGCAACCGCGCAAGAATTCGGTCGGCCAGCGCATCTGACGTGGCAAAATGAACATGGTCTTTATGCTGGGAAGCGGTAACCCCCGCGAACGGGCCTCCTCCTGGATAACGAACCTGGTTCTTCACATAGAACCCCTGGTCATCTGAGAACGGTGTAGTGTGAATCAGCTCAACAGTAAGATCCCAGAAATTATCGTACAGCCATCTAGCCAGATCTCGACCCCGCGCAGGCTGCCCTGTACCGCCGAAACCAATATCAAGAGCGGCGGTGGGTGAACCCGCATACGATAAGCCAGAGTGATGACTATTAGCCTCGTTGCGATAACCAGACGTTATGTAGATTTCGGCAGGCTTAGAGTAATACGAAAGCACCTCGGCCAACTTACGCCCAACCGGACCAATCGTAACGCCGCCCCATACAGTGATAGGTGTAGGCATGAGCTTCCCTTCTTACTTCTTCTTGCCCCTGCGGTTGCTGTTCTTCATGGCGCCAGTTTTGCCCTTGGTCTTGCTGGTCTTCGGCTTCCTGCCCGCTTTCTGTTTCTGGTACTTGTTCACGGTCATCGTGTCACCTCCTCAGACGAGATAGCCTTGAGAATCGACGCGCCCCACGTAGCCACACGCGCTACACTTGTAGTTGCCATGAATGTTGCTTTCCCCGAGATACTCGTAAGGTTTCTTGTGCCACTGAAACATGCAGAGCAGGTGGCGAAGCGGATTAGTCAACGTCCGACTCTTTCGACTCAACGGTAAGGAAGTCATCAAGGGTCTCACCCGGGTCGCCCGGCAGTTTGAACCGCGTACGGGAACTGGGGGTCATGCCGAACTCGGCTGCGAGCGCGCGGAGGGCCATTGTGGCTGCCGCGAAGGTCGCTAGGGCCGGATTACGGGTACGCCCGCGCTGACCGATGATCGTCATACCATTTTCGTTGATGTCTTTCGACGAGACGATCATGATATGAATTTGCTGGCAGAGCGACGCGAACAGGTCAAAATCAGCCTCGGTCAGGAGGTACATCTCGATCAGCGTCGGACCGTTCCGGTTCCAAGCCTCAATGGCGTGCTCGCCCAGCCAGTCGGGTGGCGGTGGCAGTTTCTCGTAGAGCTTTGCCTGCGGCTCGTCCTGGTTCAGCTTGCGCTTGCCGGGATTCCCGCGCAGTTTCTTCTCGATAGTGGCGGTCGGTCTACGTCCAGGGCGGCCAGCAGCCATCGGAAACACCTCCTTACGGGTTGAAACCGGTCAGAACCGGTCGAAATGAGTTGAAATTGGTCGTGCTCCTCCTCAAGGATTCGAACCTCGATCGGCAGGTTCAGAGCCTGCTATCCTCCCGATTAGACGAAGGGGGAATGTGGATATTTAACTGCGCAGGTGGAAGGATTCGAACCCTCGTTAACGGGTTTGGAAGCCGTCGCTCTGCCGTTGAACTACACCTACAGAATTACAATCGGACAACTTGGTACAAATAAACGGACACAAGGAACGTTTAGGTGGAAAAACTATTATGTTGCGGAGATGCGCACAGGGC